GCTTCTAACCTCAGCCCTATATGTTACCATATTTTTGGTGAAGTTGTCAGCATGGCTCTCGCTCATATCCATCTGCAGCCCCTGTCTTGAAACAAATCTCGAATGATCTGCCGAAATAACGTAAGCCGTAGCAGGTGCTACACCTGTAGCTGGAACTGCCTGCAAGTTGTTAATGAACATCTGATTATTAGCAAATGTCAACGTCATGTTCGGGTAGTTATACTGACCGCTGCCGCTCGCCTTATTGAACGCAAGGAATTTCAGGTAATCCCAATTGTTGATCAATATGTGAGTAGGTGCCATATAATTGTCCCCAAGCTGTCCATATGCAGCTGCCAAAACAGATTCCAAACTATTCTCAAAAGCACCAACACCTGTCGGTAATGTAAAGTCAACCGCCTTGCTTGCAATATAGTCAAGTATCATCTTGTTTTCAGCTGCCAAAATACCGCTTGCTCCGTAAATCAATGCATAAGGTATTTCCGTCGCCATGAAGTCAACGTCTTCCAATATCTCCTTAGGAATATGAGTAATACCAGCAATCCAATCCACTGATACTACCTCTTTTTCCCAAGTAGGTGTAACCTCTGGTTTGTCCACATCAACACCCCCTACACCTGTGCCACGCTGCCAAATTGCAGCCGCGCCGGTAACCGCCCCCTGCTTCCAAATAGCAAGGTTTGAAGATGATGTTGAAATGTTCGGGAAAATGTTCCTTAAATATACAGGTGCATATGGACTTTTATACATAGGTAGTCTTTCGGTCGTGAGACTCGCATAGTCATTAGCTCCGAATGATGCTTCCGAAATCGCCTTTACAGTCAAATCTAAGGTTCCGCTTCTGTAATTTTTCAATGCATCTGCATTATCCCTGATTGTCTGCTCCAGCGACTTTTTGATAGCACCCATAGCGGTTACCTCTCCAGCAGGCACGGTTATCTGGCTCTGCTTCTTAACATCAGCCGAAAGTTTATTTATACTATCGGTTAACTCTTTCTTCACCGCTTCGATGTCTTCCGACTTCGTAGCTTTTTCAAGCTGTGCAGTTAATTCGGTAACCTTATCATTTAATTCCTTAACCGATTTTTCGGCTACACCTTTAGCCGCCTCTTCGGCTGTTTTCTTCACATTTTCTAAAGCCTCTTGTTTGTCTTTTTCAAGTTGAGCTTTTTTTTCTTCTTCTGTCATAATATTAATTTTTAAATAATTCGTAAATATTGTATATCAATTGCTCTCCTGACGGCTCATTTTTTTCGAGTGTGTCCTCACGGCTCGATTCTTTGAGTGTCAAAAATTGTTCTAAACTCTTTAATATATTGTCTGAAAATTGGCTGTCATACGCTTTCGTAATCGTCTGCCAAAATTTATCTTGTGTCAACTCTGTTTCTGCCTGAATAGATTTAACCATGTCGACCATCGAAAGCTGATTGGCCGGTTGCATCGTCAGAACGCTCACCTCATCTAGTTTAAACTCAGTGATGATCCGGCTATCCTGCTTATCCCTTTTCATTACCCAACCGCCAATTGAAAAACCACATTCGAAACCATTTTCAAACATGAATTTAGCCTCCTGATATGTATCTTTTCCGAGTTGGGTATCCATTATTATTTTAGCTTCCATATATAAGCCGTATGGATCATAAGCATCTAATTTTAATGGAACACCCACGAATTCGCTTGACCTGTGGTTTTTATAAATCTTCATAGACTTGTGATTCTCCGAAACTGTTTTGACAAAACAACCCGCTCTCGATATATCACCCTGAAGGTCCTCTATATTGTAAACATTCGCGTAGCCTGACAATATCCCATCGCTTGCGCTCTTGAATATATCCGCTTTCTTTATTTTGTAATCTTTTTGTTCCATATCGTGTTACAATAATTTTTTCTTAATTTCTTAACCTTGCATTATAATATGCTTCGCTTACATACGTCACAGTGCAACTGCAATTAACAACATTGCGTGCGCTTAAATTTTCAGCATGCGGATAGTCTGCATACTCAACGCCATATTCATCAATTATTTGAAACTGCTCATTATCCGGGATAGCCACCCCATCAAGTGCCACATGATGCGCCCGTGGGTCTTTTGCTCCCCTGTGCATCCATACCTTATACATCGTGAGCTCCCCGACTTCTTCTTTCCATGCCGCAGACGCTTGCCGTTGTGATTCGTTCGCCATCTGAGCGACTTCCGTGCGTGATATTCTCATCGCCCTTTGCCTGTCAAACATTTTCAGTTGGTCCACTATCTGATTAAACGGCACTCCTACATTGTTTCTTAAAACCTCCTGAACCGCTTCCTTCGTCGTGGTGTCAATAGCGACTATTTTCTGAGCCATACGTGTCTGAACGAATACCTCCATCCACACCCTCCATGCCGTGCTGAAAAAGTCCGATACGCTCTTGCTTGTTTTAAGCCCGTTTAAGAGATTGTATTGACTGATGCCTACTGTTAACCCATCTACTCCATAAAGGTCGCTAAAAATAGGCTCAAAACGCGAAATGAAAGAACCTGTCTCTATCAGTTCATCCCTCTGTCTCTGCAACTCCTTGTAAATCTTTGCACGATACTTCCTTTCCAAGCGAAACATTCGCCTGTCAAGTGCTGTTTGATACCGTGTGAAAAATCTACTGTTTGCCATATCTTATTTTTCTTGTAATTCCTTTTTATGCTTTTCTTGTAATTCCTTTTTATGCTTTTCTTGTAATTCCTTTTTGTACTCTCTCCATCTTTCCGGATAGCGTTCAGTGAAATATTCATCGACTTTTTTGGCGACCCTCCGATGTATAATCCAATTAAAATAAATGTAGTCGTATATAAGTGGCGCGAAAGCCATCACGCACATAGCGGAAACTATTATTATTATCAGTGCTGTTTTCATATCTTTTAATTAATAAAATCGTTACCCCCTGAATAATCACTTAAAGGTATTTTGTTCGTGTCGATAAACACCTCATCGGCATAAGGATTGTCGATTGCATCGAAGCCATCTAAGGCTCTTAATTCATTTAACGATAGTTTGCCCTCTAAGCTCTTACGCTCTTCAAGCGACATCTGTAATTCATCGTACAGGCTTGTGTCGTAATCAAGAACATAGTTAACCCTATTCTTACCCTCAACTCTGAACGGTTCAACCAGCCAGTTATTAAGTGCATCCTCCTCCTTATTCAAATATGGAAGTACTACATCCCTGATAAATCTTGCGCCACCCTCTTTCTGGTTTTGATAGGTAGGATTTTTTTCGAATAAAACAGAAGGTACCCCCCAAAGATCGCAAAGATTATCACCTGCTTTTTCGATTGAATTAATAATATTCAATGCATCAGGAGACAAACCTATTTGTGTGTATTGTAATGGCATTCCACTTACAACAATTTTATTTTTATTGTCTATACCGTGTATCTTTGCTTCTACCTGATCTTGTGTTGCTTTCGTCTGAGTTGGATTCATCCAATTTTCCTTATCAGGGTGATTTGGTGAAATAATGCCCTTTGCACCCTCATTCTGTATTGACTTTATCCATGTCTCAATAGCGTAATCATCAAGTTGTAAATATTTCAACCCAGCCATTAACGGTGACATCCCCCTGAATTGTGAGCCTTGCATATCAAATAGTGGATTGCTCATTTTAAAATGAAACACATTTTTTAAATCTTCATCCCTCCACGTCCTTAACCTCCCATCAGGCATCATGTATTGCCAAGCAACTATCTCATCATTCTTAACATCATGGCTCATTCTTGATGGTGGGATGGCATATAACTCTAATGCTATATCGGAATTTAAAGCTGTATCTCTAACCAAAAATGCTTCCCCTTGAACAAAGTAAAACAACCTGAATAACTCGAATAAGTCAGCCCATGTCTGATATGGATTTGGTTTTTCAAGTAACTTAAACAAACTACTATCCTCAGGTGCATATTCCAGTGCTTTCGTGTACAACCGTTTTTTAACGTGCTCTATCGGTGTGGCATTGTATTTATTATTCCTATACTTTCTATATTTACGTGCCTTATCATCCCCCGTATCAATGTATAACTCTAAATTTGCAACTGCACACTTTTGAATAATCTTCTGAACTATCTTGTAAACATTGCCATTTTTCGTATAACCCTTTTCGATAAAATCGCTTGCATCCCAGCTATATAATGTTAACGGCATATTATATAACGAAAATTGGTAAGATGAAGAAGAACCTACCGCCTTACTACTTCGCTGTTTATTCAATCCTAATGCTTTTTTTATCATTACTCTTCGCTATATAAATTCATACCCATAAATACCGTAATTGCTCCCCATAAAATAATGATAGCAATCCTGCTACCTACCCACCAATCAGCAATATCAAAAGTCAATTGTATAAATGAAATTGATAAATATAACATCAGTAATGCTATCAATGATAGAATTATAAGTGTCAATAATGTGCTGTATTTTTTATTCAATTTCATGTATCTGTTTTCTTTTTTAATATATTGAAAATTCAAATTTATTAATCTTGTGCATAACGGCATAGCGTGATGCATCTATGCAATTATGCACAAGTACTCCATTTGCGAAATACTCGTGCATATCTTTAACTTCTATATCAAATACGTTCTCTCTACTAACGTTTTTCACTTCTATACACTCCACTACATTTTTTACTACACATTCTTGTTGTGGAATATTTGTTGGTTTTGAATTTGGTTTTACAAATAATGCATTCTCTCTCAACATCGTCAACTCCTGAGTCTCTTCTCCATTTTGACTTACATTTGTTTGAACAAAATCTATTAGACTTCCCCTTAAAGGCTTTAAATTTGTTTTGACATTGCTCGCATTCAAACTCTGTTTTTTCTCTAACCCCCAACGATTTTTCATAATGTTCTCTATGCCAC